CGTTGCGCGTGTCAGAGATGTTAACTTCTGACTTCCGCTCGGATTCCCTTACCATTTCTCCGGCTTAGGGTTCCCGTTTTTTCCCCAGTTCTCGTGATTACTTACGCAACCACCGGGCATAACGCACGTATACCCGCATTGTTTTCCATTGGGCGAAGATATTGTTCCTCACCTGCGTTTACCATTCCAGGTAATTTGAAAGTTGGAGTTGATTGACATCCTACTCTTTCAAAGAATCGTGATGCCTTAGGATGTACAAATGCATATCCTTCTTTCATCATCTTGTGTGGAATGATCTTAACTTTCCCTGCTTGGCAGAAAAATGTAATCATCTCGGAACCATTTGCAGCTTCCTCCGACTTCCATGAACTATCGATAGTTCTAAGTGAAGCAAGGTCGTTGCCTAAGTTTTGCCAAGATAGTGGGTTTACTACAACATCAATTTCCTTGATGTCATCGCCTAGACCTTTGTTAACTGATCCAGCGATAGCAAGCAGAATTTTATTAAATGAAAGTGGCGCACTTCCAGCACCAAACGCAGTCAGTGGTGCCCAAAGGCTATATGTACTGTCGTTGATACCCATGAAAGCACCTGAAGCAGGAGTTAAGATATCGTAGATACCAGTCATACAGTTAGCGCCAGCAGCTCCGTCAGCTTCGAAATAAATTATATCTGTACTTGTTAGGCCAGCAGGTGCTGCGTCCACTGTTACAGTTCTCCCTGCGATATCATACGAAGCGATAGCACAAGTTCCTCTAAGGACTCCAGCAGAAGATTCAATTCTTAGTCTTCTGTTTTCAGAGCCTAGCCAAATGCCTGCTGCAAATTCAGCTGTAGTTAGTGTGATAGTGTTAGTTGAAACACTGGACACGGTACCAACGCCCTGTGTGCCCCACATAATATCTGACTCCATATAAAAATACGCAGACTTAAGCATATTCTTTACGACGCCTTTGGTTGCTCTAATGAAACTATTCTTATTCTGTGATCTGAAAATAGTTTCGTAGTCAAGTCCTGATCTAAGTAGGAATTGAGATCCATTTATAGTAGCGTTACCAGTTGCCATCGCAATTGGCGAATTCAAGGCGAACGCCCCCGCGCTTGCGCTTGCTTTTGTGATTCCTTGTTCGCTGGTTAAAACTACTGGCTGGGTATACGTTCCTCCCGGCTGCATTTCAGACGCCACGTCAGGGATCTCTTTAGCGTAGTACACGTTATCAGGTGTTAGGTCCTCAACTCTATCAGCATAAGCTGTTTTAAAATATCCTGTCAGAGTTGACATTGAGTTAGTAGACATAAGTTACTCCTTGTCATTCTAAGTTTGAAAAATAATCGCTCAACGAGACTTGCTTCTTGCGTCGTTTCTTAGGTTCCGCGTCAGGCATTTCGATTTGATGATCGTAAGCGCCAGGTTTAGCGTTACTGGTAGGTGCGCCAACACTTAGCTTCCCAAGATCAGCTTTTCTAATAGCTTTGACTATCCTCTCAGGTATGATCTTGATGATATGGTTGTCATCAATGTCATCGAATACACCATGAACATAGTCTTGCCATTTGTTAACTGCCCGTTTCACGGCATCTTTGCAAGTCATCTCTCGTCCAGCTCGGTTTGCCACCATTAGCTCACCGATAGCTCCCATTAAAATATGACTTTTCTGTCCTTTACTTGCTTTTTGAAAACCCATTTCAGTCATAGCAGACGTTAACTCTTGATCGTATCGTTGCATTTCAACTTTTTTTGCTTGCTCTTGCTGCTCGGTCTCTTGTTTCTTTTTATCTTCCTCTTCTCTTTTCTTAAACTCTGCCTCACGTCTCTCGAGGTCTTTAAATCTTTTTTCTTCGTCAGTCATGGACATCTCACTAACTTTGTCCTCTAACAATTCACGAGCTAGCTCATACTTATCAATCCCTAAGTTGTCTGCCATCTCCCATAGTTTTCTAGGGCTACTTTTCGCTTCATCAAAGAAACCCTGTACTTGTTTGATTAGTTGTTTTCCCTCGGTTAACTTTTCGTATCCCGCTTGGTTTAAATTAAAACCTTTTAAAATATCACGTTGAGGACTAACTAACCTTTTCTTCCCGTTGATCTTAACAACCAACTTGAGATCACCATTCTTATCAATGACAACCTCATCCTTTTTTACTCCATAGAACTCTTCTGCAAGATCGATGAGCTCTTCTTTCGTTCTCTTTTTTCTTTCAACAGCAGACTCATCTTTCGGTGCCTCTTGCTCCGGTTGCGCCTCTTGAGTTTGCTCTTCTGGAACATCTTGAACAACTTCGGTTGGTTCAATGTACTCCTCACCAATTTCCTGCTCTACCATTTCAGGTACAGCTCCCTCACCTTCTGACATAGATCTCCTTAACAGTTACCGCAGGGGGTTACACAGGAACTTGCCCTTCGGCACTTAAACTGGGTGGCATTTGCACTTCACCACCACCCTCAGGTTGCATTTCCTCTCTGCTGATAGCGGTAGGTGTCGGAGACTTGCCACCATATATTAAATTAGCTATCTCGTCTCCATTCCTCATAATGTCTAGTTGTTGTTGTATTGTTTTGACTATGTTCTGCATGATCATTTGGTTTTCCTGATTACTTAATATCTCGGTGTCATACAGTAACGAGTGAATCTCTTTGATATATAGTTGATGATTGATTCCAGGTATTGGAGGAATCTCTTCTCCTTCGATTAGCTTTTCTTTTACACTCGACACAAAGTCCAACATCCTCTCGTCGGACTCAACTGCCACGTCGAGATTTCCGGTGTTTACTACGTCGAAAAATCTCTCTGGTGTTATATGACCAAGCTTTAATAGCTCCATAGCTATTTCAATCTTTCCTGCTGGCTGCTTGGTTATTGGATTAGTTTGGTCAACAATAACCCGACTGATCCCATCGAGATCATCCCTAGTAAACGAGTTAACAGAGGTTGCTTGCATTTTGCCAGTAACATCAATCATTCGTTCGGTGTTAGCAACTTTTTGTAATGTTTCAATTAAGAATGTTGCTAGGTCCTCAAACATCTCTATGTATGCTTTTTCTAACGATTGAGAGTACTGTTGCGCCATATTCATGACAGTACTTATTGCTATTCCAGACTTTAAATTAGGAGCGTCTTGCACGTTCCCTCTCACGACTGCATTTTGGGCGCTAAGTGTCTCCATAGTTGCGTTACATAGTTGGAGTAAATCTCTTAACCCAGGTGCGTCTTGATACAAAGATAGAACTTCAGGTTTTTTATCGGAGTCAGTAGTAATGTAATTAAGTCCGTCTGTTATCTCTTGGATGTTCAGGTTTGCACCAGTTGGTGCCCAAATGTTGTTAACACTTAACGCATTGGCATTACTGACCATTGCGGAAATCATTAAGTTGATTACTTCCTGTGGTCCTCTCAACAAGTTTGCTTCTGTGAACCCAAACGGAGAGTCTAGATATTTAGCGGGAGACAAGTTGAATACAGGAAGTTTTTCTCCATAAAGGTTATCTCCCTCGTATAACATAAATGACTCTGACTCACCTCCAGCGTACAAGCAGTATTTACCATTTGGGAGGCAATTATTTGAAACATGATACATGCTATAAACATAAACATAGTCAGAATCAACGTTCCTGTCAGCTCCGTCCTCTTGAGTTTTTTTATAAAGATCGGTGTCATAGTATGGAGAGAGTCCTATTATTTTCTTTGCTTGTTTTGGGAATATCTTAGCTAAATCGTATTTGTTGCGTTTTCTTCTGAATTGGAACCACTCAAGATTGTCTTTGTCGTCTAGCGTACTGTCAAAGAAAACATCATAAGGAGAAGCACAAGTGAAATCGAAATCACCTTCACGTACAAGTCTTCCATCTTCACCCCTTGCTACCTTTTTACCAATGGATGGGTTCCATTCACATATTGGATAACCGTCACCATAAACAAGCGCAAACTCCGCCCCTCTTTTGGTATACTTAGACACCCTTTTAACTTTAAAATAATAGTTAACTATGTCTTTGCCAATCTTCGCAGCTCTTCTCGACGCCACGTCAGTATTTGCTGCGCTAACATCGAATGCCGGTGTTATAGCAGTTAACTGGTTAAGCATGTGCCTTAGAATGTTTCTGAAATGATTGAACGACGCAGCTTTCAGCTCGCCAACTGCGCCGGCGTCTGCTATGTCATTAGTTTTTGATACATTATAAAAATCATTTTCGTAGAACTTTTGATTTTTCCTCCATTGAGAATAAATCCCAGTTCTAATTATATGCTCTTGAAACTCGACTATTTTTTTACTTAATTCAGACGCTAAATCATCGCCCTTCTTAAGAAAAACATAGTCCTTCTTTTGATTGTAAGACGCCATACAAAAAACCCCTCCTCTGTATTGGCAGTCAGTCTAATTTGGTCTAAAAACTAATCTTTGTAAACACCTTAGTTTTCTTTTTTGTAATATGCGTACATTTTTCCATCTACAGGAAGCTTGCGTTTTATCCGGTTAACGATTGTTGTAGGTGAAACCCCGTATGCTCTACCGGCTTCCTTTGAGCTTTCGTAAATCTTTGAACCAATGATGATAGCTCGTTTTTTTATTGGAGTTTTTCTTATAAAATTAAAAGTGAATGGTGGTTTATGTTTTTCTACGTCCATCATTATACTAACCTCCCTGTCAAACCTTTGAACTTATCTCTTTGCTTATCTCTTTGTCTGAGTTCCTCTATGTTTATGTATGAGTCTGATTGTTTCATGCTGTGGTATTTGTGTGGGAATGGGTTTCTATCCCACGAAATGTTATCAAACATATAACACACCGCCATCAATGCGTCCAAGTGTCCCATGGTCTCTGCTCTTTCAAAGTCATTCCTTCTCTCGTTCCAAATACCATACCTAAGTTGTCTGACAAGGTGAGGACATCTATCGGGGTCGATTAGTAGCTTGCCTTCCTTGATCCCTACTCTTAGTTGATTTATAACGGAATCTCTGAAACCCTTTCCTGACTGTTTGGTTCTCTTTGTTATTGGAGATATCTTGTAGTCGTGATCATTGGACATGTCCCACAGCTGTTGCATTTCACAGTCACCAATACGCCTATATACTTCGTGCATTTTAAGTTCTTTTTCTTTGATTCTGCACGCTTCCACTATTTCAGCAGTCGAGTTGTAGTTCGCCCAGTGTTCATCCTCTATTACAAGTCGTGCATTTTTGAAATCTAAGTATCCAAACAATACAGCGGTGTGATCTATTAAACCTAAGTCCATACACACATAAAACTCTACATGTGAAGGACGCTCTATTTTGCCTACATATAGTTCCGTGTCTTGTGCTTCAGGTACAACCAATCTCTCTTTGGTTGGAATAAGGTTACACATATACTCACGTTGATAGTGAACCGAATCTTCTCCGCCACAGTCCTCTATAATGTCTAATTGCTCTTCTCTTGTCTTCTCACCTATGTCAACTGAATCTTGGAGAGTCCAGTTGAATAAGTACCCATTACTTTCCGCCTTTATAACTTGGTTAACATAGTCATGAACCATGTTCTCTGGTGGTGTTGATGTAATTATTGCTTGACCTTTGGTGTTCATGAGCTGCGGAAGTAGAATTGATTTAAGAATGTATTCAGCTTTAAACCGCCAAAATCCATATTCGTCTAGAATGATTATGTCTGCCTCGGTGCCTCGTGCCTTGTCGATCTCACCAGAGTCTTTGACTCCGAATATATATACTCTTGAGCCAGACTTAAATTCGTAGCGTCCGTTTCTAGGTTTGGGTTTCATTTCAGGGCATTTGTAAAATATCTTGCTCATTAAAAAGTCAAAGATTTGGTACGCTTGCCCTTGAGTTTCTGCTCCATACCTAACTATAATGTTTTCTTTAAGACATCTCTCTGCTACATAGGTCAGTGTTGTGGTGCCCTTTCCGAAGCGTCGATGGCATTTAGCTACTACTAACTTCTCTCTTAGTAACATCTCGTAGAATTTTATTTGTGATTTTTTGAGATACCAACTTGCTATGATGCCGTTATGGTAGAGATTGGAATAGTTCAATCATTCACCTATTCTCTTCTTTTTCTTTCGCATCACGAGCTTTCATTGCCATTTTCACTAACTCTGTTTGTTGTTCCTTGGTCGCTGCGATATATAAAGTATCTTCGTTAGCTGTCTCGTCAACTATCTTAGGTCTGCCCACTGCCATTTCGGTAACCCAAGTTATCAATTTAGTATTACCTTCTGCGACTGCTTTATTAAGAATGTATTGATATCTTGAAACACCCTTTTTGGTTTCTTCAGCTAGAGTTTTATATGGTTTCAGCAAACTATAAGCACACTCAATTAGTTCTGATCTTATAGCAGACTTCATGCCTCTTAATCGCTTGTCACCTGTTGCTGCGCTGTTACCTTTAATAAACTTGCCCGTAATGGGATCGTGGTGTGCACTCTTCATTGCAGGGGTTTCTACTGTAGGTTTCTTTGCCATAGGTTTTTTACCCGCTTTACGTTTTTAATATCTCTTTTTTAATTGTTTCGGCTATTGCCTTCATGAAGTTAGGCATAACAGCGTTCCCTAGTCTTGCATGTCGTTGTACGTAATTTAAATTTGCAAACTTCCAATCTGTTGGGAATGAACAAAGAGCACACAATTCCTCGATAGAATAATACCTATGCTCTGCTGGGTGTATTTTAGGTTCCATTGCAAAGGGAATAAACATTTTAATTACTGTACACGTAGGTTTATCCCAACTATCTCGCCTCATAATGTCTTTCATAAACTTTTTTGAAAGAAGCTTGGGGAAATACTTGTCAACTAACTCTTTACTAGCACTTGTTATATTTTTTCCTTGTGGTATTTGCTTCATTAGTTCAATTGGATATTTTATGTTTGCAAACGTTTTTGCAGTTACACCTTCCAAGGCCTCTTTAATAGTTACAATTTTGTTATTTGGCACTGGGTACACTGGCTCTACTTCTAGGTCTTTTCTAACTCCTATAAAGATTAGTCTTTACCTTGATTGTGGAACGTTGTAGTATTTAGCATTCATAGACTTACATTTTACTTTGTAATCTAGCTCTTTTAATGAGTTCATTATCTCAATAAACTTACCTTTCATTTTTCCTTTAATCATCCCAGGGACATTTTCCATAACAAAAACTTTAGGGCAAAGCTCTTCTATCAGTCGCCGATAGTGCCTGTATAAACTATTCCTTGGATCATTAATGTTGTTTGCGTTTTTTGCGTTTGCAGCGCTAAACCCTTGGCAAGGAGGGGATCCATCTAAAACATCCAACTCTCCTTTTTTTAAGTTACAAAAATCTAATATCTCTTGTCCTGTAACATCAACAACTGATCTCTCCCAACAATGGACATCCAGAAAGTTTTCCCTAAAACACTTCACAGCGTTTGGATCAAAATCGATTGCCAATAACTCTTTATATCCTGCAAGTTTATATCCTAATGAACTACCGCCTGTTCCACAAAATGTACTGATAACTGTAGGTTTCACCATTTATACCCACAATTTGGACACTCTTCATTTGTTTTAATATTTTCGTCTACTTCCTTTTCTTTTATTGGTTCTCCATTTTCTGTTTGATTACAATTACTTAAATATTCCTGCATGGTTTGTGGTTGCGGACTAGACTCGTTTAGATTTAAAGGTGTTGCTAATTCAATTTTAATAATACCAAAATCTTTGAAATCAATATCATCAACATTTAAATCTAATTCACCCAAGTCTTCGATGAACCCTATGTTATCAAACTCAGCATACCTAGCTATTTCGTTATCAGCAATCCTATCTCTTAGTTCCGCTTCTTCGCTTGCATAATCCTGCAAGTCAACAGCACATTCTTCCCAACCCAAAAGCTTAATCGCCTCTAATCGTCCATGCCCTTTGGTTATATATCCACTTCGTTTACTAATAACTATTGGTGAACGTTGACCATTTTTTTTTATAATCTTTGATAAAACTTTTATTTGTTTTTCTGAATGCTTGTTTCTGTTTTTTGGATGTGGTTGTATATTCTTTGTTTTAAGTAGTTGTGTGTGTGCGCATTTAATATTCATTTGCTTTACTTTCATGCTCCTTTATAATGTTTTTTATTGCCAACTTTTCTTTTGGGTTCGCAAACAAATACGCATGGGTGGTTGTTACATCAACACCTTTTTTTATTGCTTGCCTGACTCTGTTAAGAAAAAAATTAGTAGAACTAACCTTCTTTCTTCTTTTCTCTTTTTTTACTACCACTTTTTTCTTCGACAAGTTTGTCACGCAACTCCTTAAATTGTTCAAGAGCTTGTTTTAAAAAATCCATACGCTTCTTGTTGCTAATGTTGATATGTCCTTTGCTTGCTAGTTGTGCCAACACGGAATCTGCTTCTAGTGACCATGTAGTAATATTGACTAATATTTCGGTCAAAATATCTAACTTGTCTCTCTCCATAATTCTATTATTCCTAAATAGTTTTGACTTGATTACACCTTGAAACCAAAGAGTCTATGTAAACGTCCAGCCTGCCAGGCAGCCCTCGTTTAATTGGTTTTTTATAAACTCTTAGCTCAAAGATGTCTTTGTCGTTCCCTATCTTTTCATTTACAGCATCTAAGATGCACTTTAATACGTTATCTATGTCAAGATATGTCTCCATATGGATGATTAGTGAATATGGACCTAAGTCTTCATATGGTTCACAAGCATCAATTAGTTTTTTTTTGAAATTGCGATATTTGGAATCGAGTACTAACCTACCAGTAGATTTACTGATAATGTATTTCCGATTTATACTTTCCATCTTTATGCTGTCTAAGCTAATGACTCTTTTCATAAAAACCCTCTCTTAAACTCAGAAACATACTATTCGACAAGTTTTGTTCTGTAAAGGTCTTTGGTTTATATATTTTTGAAAAGTCGGCCCTTGCAAAGTTCCCAAGAATACTGTTAAACTATAGTTACGAAAAAAGTGATGGTGGAACCAGGGTAATCGCTTTGCCCTGGTTCTTTTTTAAACACCTGCAAGTTTTTTCCCGCCTAATCGTTCCCTATATTCTGGAATATATTTGTACTCGAATCTTGAGCCCCATTTTATAAAGTGTTCAGGATTATATTGTTCTCCTTTGTCACAAAAACATCTGAAACAATACCATTGAATTGGATCGCTTATTAAGCAAGCTGATATTTGACCCGTATCTTGACAGTATCTACAATCCAATCGACCTCCTAAATAAAATCAACTCCTCTACTAAACGCAAATTGTTTTATATCTTTTATTGTTGCGCAAATTTGCGCAGATCCCAATCTGCGCGCATTGGATCGGTTTTCAACAAAATCCTTTTCGTTATTATTTAGCTCGTCAAAAGCCTCAACAAAATTCCTTTCACATGACCCCGCTGCCCTAATTGTTTCTAGTAACTTCTTTTCTCTCATATTTCCTTCACCTGGCTCTTTTTTCTTCCTTGCTCTATCTAGTATCTTTTTTATTGGAACCGCCGCCAAATAGGCGATAGGCCTATCACAGCGCTTGTTATTAAGAGTTCCATGCTTTGCTAGATCATTTATTGCTTCGACTAGCTCGGCTTCTTTGTACCCTTCTTTGATTAGTTTATTTAATTCTGTTATCTCTCTTCTTAATACGCTATGTTTTAAATGAAATTCGTTCAAAGCCTGTCTTGCGTGCGCACAGAGATTAGTTGTTTTTATAGTTAGTTCTTTAGGGTTTGTTTTTTGAACCACCCCCTGGTTCATTTTTTGAACCACCCCCCGTGCATTTTCACTAAACAAATAAGGTGAAGTTATAGTGACACACCTACATTGCTCGGGTCCAGGGGGAACCTCTTCCTTTATATGTCCTAATTCTTTTAATTTTTTTATTGCGTTCATTACAGTGTTTTTACTGAGACCTGACAGTTTGCGCATATATGAAACAGAGATCGCCTTGGGCTTATTTCCTGGATAGTTTCCAAAGGTTAGCATTATTCCAAGTAACCTTATTTCGTTTGATGTCAGAGTTTTGTCAATAAAAAGAGAATTCATAATTCTGGAATATCCAAGTTCCCAGTGATCACTTAGTGAAATGACTATTTTGCTGTCCTCTCTAATTATATTGCTTGGTAGTTTGTTTTCTTGCTTGACTTTAGTAGGTAGGCCTGATATCGTCTTATTCATGAAGTTCCTTATATTAAGAGGAGTTAGTTGAAGTTCACTCCTCTTAATTTTTAAAAGTTATAATTATTCAAAAATATTCTACCCTAATTATAAATAAAATCTAATACTTTTTGTTAAGTTTTCTATCTCATTGACACTTAGTGTCATTCTTAAATAATTATTTATTAAATTACATCTAATACTATGTTTTCTTGTTATAATATATATGTATCTATTACTATATCATAAACAAAGGTTGTTAAATGGAAGACTTAGACAAAAGAAAAGTGGAGTTAAAAATACTTTTAATTAAAAGAGATATCTCTCAAAAAGAATTGGCAAAAAAACTAAAGATTAATTTTGCTACACTTAACCAATACATCAATGGATGGGTCAAGCTTAAGGATGGCTGTGAAGAGAAAATATGCAAAGAGTTGAGCATAAACTACAAAGCATATAAAAAGGGAAAAATTAAAGAAGAAAAGTAGGAGGCAAACTAAATGACTTCATTAAGCGAGATACAAAAAGCACTTAAAGCACCAAAAGGCCAATTCAATGCCTTTGGAAAATATCATTACAGAAACTGCGAAGACATCCTTGAGGCAGTTAAACCATTGCTGGGAGACTCTATCATACTCATAAGCGACGAGCTTGTTCACATAGGTGATCGTTACTACATAAAAGCAACGGCCACTTTTAAAAGTAAAAAGCCTTCACTTAATTCAAAATCTCTCAGTGAATGGGAATATACAAGTGTGTCTGCTTATGCACGAGAACCATTAAGTAAAAAAGGTATGGACGAGAGTCAACTCACCGGGTCAACATCTAGCTACGCTCGGAAGTATGCATTGAATGGGTTGTTACTTATAGATGATAACAAAGACGCCGATGCCTTGCCACCAAGACCAGTAAAAACTACACCCAAAGACAAACTAAGAGACGAAATTGGTCACAGGACTAATGGGTACAAAGACAAAGACAAGATATCTGAAATCTGCAAGGCAATGGGTATTGATAGTTTGCAAGATTTAAAAGACAGAAGCGACGAAGACCTGGAAGAGATGATTGCTTTTTTGAGTAACCATGACTTTGGGGTTATTTAAAAGGAGTATTCGATGTATAAAAATGAAACAAAAGAAGACAACAATCATTTCGGGTGGGAATACGAAAAGGACAAGCAAGGCGATGATCCCTTTGGCTGGGGAAGTGTCTCAGAAAAAACATATATACGTAGTACCAGACATAAACCTTTAGTGAACTATCGTTGGTGCATTGTAGACTTTGATCGAATAATGAAGCCTGGGGGGGTTGGTGCAGAAAGAGTAGAGAAGAGGTTTAGACCGTATATTGCGCTGCCTTCGCACGTGCTGTTTCACTTAAATGCAAAGCTCTCTCTTCGAGGCGAAACAATGGACAACTCTCCCTTGATTGGGGGTTTCTTTAGTGGCAACGATATAATTGGTGACCCTCGTGAATACTTTGAAATGACAAAAAACTCCACAGGAGTAAGTATAAGTATGGATCTAGATGTTATCAAAATACTTAAGTGCTTAGGGTTTTCTTTAAGTATACGGTTGATGACAACCTCTGGTAGCCGTTTGAGACTTTACGATGATCCACGTGCTGAATTAACAATTACAAAAAAAGAAGTTCCAACATTTTGTCCAGAGGAAACAACAAACGAAAACAGCCTGACCTTAGTTTAATAATGGGAGCGGCAACTTAATAAAAATAGGATTAAACGATAATGACTAAATCCAATAAATTTGTAATGCCAACACATAGTCGTTTTATAATCACAGCTTCGAATTTTAATAGCTTTGACGATGAAAACGATACACAACTTTTCTTAGTCAAAGAAGATGGAACAAAGATTCCTTTCGATACCGATGGTTGTTGTAGCACAGAGTTGAAAACGAAAAATGGTCACCTTGACGAGGAAATATATGTTGAGGGATACTGTAATAGTTCTGAAAATAATAAGGAAAAAAACAATGATCAATAAAGTTATACTACTAGGAAGACTAGGTAAAAAACCTGAAATAAGACATTCAACAAATGGTACAGCGTGTGGTGAACTACGCCTAGCATTAAACTCTAAACGTAAACAAGGTGATGAGTACGTCGATCAGACTGACTGGGTTACTGTAAAAGTATTCGGAAAAAATGCTGAAAACTGTGGTAAATATTTGGACAAAGGGAGAATCGCTTCCGTCGAAGGGAAGTTGGCAACAAATAATTATACCAACAAGGAAGGTGTCAAAATTTACTCCATGGACATAATTGGTGAAAGAGTCCAATTTGTGCCATCTTCGAATACAGCGCAAGACACCGAACCTAGTAAAGAGGGAAACTATGGAAAACTTGAAAAACGAGTCAAGTCTGAATGGGATGACATCGATGTACCATTCTGACGAGATGTGGGATACGTGTGAAATCTGTTCATCAAGGTTTGATGGGTTAGTTTGCAATAAGTGTAGTCTTGTCACGACGACCAAGGAAGAGCTTGATTATGCATTAGATATATTAGCATTTAGATTTGGAGATTAAGTATGGAAGTTACAGAAAAGGCAAAAGACGGTGTTTTTTATTGCTTTTCACTAGATACAATAATTATTCTTTCACTGACAACTACTGAACAGGGTCATATTACAGAAGTGGAAGCGGAGATTTCCGAAGACCTCCCTCCTCTTGAAACATCTTTTGTTAGAGAACAATTTGAAAACAATTCAATATACTTAGGACTTTTATAAGGAGTGCATCATGAAAGAAACACGTGAAGAAAAGGTTAACAGAATTCTCAATGAACTAAGCGATGAACAAATGTCTACAGTATTAAATCATGGTCGTGACATGATGTGGCTGGAATCTTTCAGCAACTTAATATTACAATGTCCTAATGAAGATTTGTTTGATCAAGCAAGAAAATGCTTGAATAATATCAGAGATGATATACTTGAAAAAAATAGTTGACAGTTGTGATCTAGTATAAGAGTATGAGTTATCAACTGATCATTTTCGTGAACTACGACCTCCGAATATAGATCAGTTGTATCTCGTTTACAGGGGCAGTGAAAGCTGTCCCCCCCCTATAAAACATTTAGGAGTTACCTTGAAATTAAAACCGTATTTAATTATGTTTTTATTATGTCTATCGTTAGCGTCAGCTAATACCTATGCTTGGAAGTTTAAGATTACTGGACGAGATGGGTTCATGCAAAGAGTCGTGTATGATAACGTTAGAAAATTTTTGGATGGAGTTTGCGATCTTATATCCGACACTGTAGAGGATGTTGTAATTGATCCAATTGAAACTGTAACAGGTGCACATGTCACTATTGCCGAAGGGAATGATGACGAGTGGTTTAGTTATAATTCTTTGGATAGTAAGGTTTACTTTGGACATCAAAGAATTCCTGAATTTAGAGATTACTATAGAAACAATTATGAAAGCAGGATGGCAATTATTCGAGATATGGGTGCTGGCGATTTAAAAACCTTTGCCAGTGTTGATCTTAAATTACAGGAAGCACTTAGAGATGAGTATAGCGACGAGGAATTAGTCCTTGATGCAAACTCTCATAAGATGTTAGAGGACCCAACTAATGCGGCCCAAGCAATTCCAGTAATTAATAAGTCACTTGAGGAAATAGTTCCTAAACAAAAAGAGTTAGTTTTATTTAATGATTATTTGAAATCAATAGGTAAAGAAGGTGTACTCAAAATGACCCAAGGTGGGAATAGCATGCATGGTATCTATCAAGAGCCAGGGTTAGAGAACACGTATCCAGAAGACTTGTTTGCCTATGCTGGTATGACCTACCTTGTGGGGAAGTTAACATATAAAGGTGTGAAAGTTCTAGCTAGAGAGTTTATGATGACCGGTGTGGTAGACACTGTCGTCTACTTTGGAAGAGCAGGTTATAGACTTGGGAGTGACTCGTTATCTAGAGTCTCGCAGGTATTATATAAACTGAAAATAAATGGCAAAGAATTTTTCAATGAAATGAAACAAGTCTCAGAGACAGGACATGCTGGACTTAAAGAAGTCAAAGGCGTAGTAAATACTATCAAAAATGCCGCAGATGATATCGTGTCTTGGATAGGGAAAGATGCTAGAATGATACATAATAGGCATAATGACTTAGTCCTTTTGTCAAAAGATGGTAAACGCAAGTTTAGAGTAGACATAAAAAGTATTCAAAGTAACGAAATACCACACGCTCATTTTCAAGAATTTAATGGTTCAAAATGGAAGGATGCGAAGAGTGTTGTTAAGACACATAGAGTATACCCACAAGGATAAAAAATGGAAGATTCAAGAGTTAAGGAAAGAATACAAGAGCTAATTGAGATGGATATTCATAATATAACTAATGATGTTTGCAACATGAAAGATTGGTATCAAACTGCTAAGATTGAACCATATAAAATAAATTTGTTCACTGATTTTAATTATATTGAAAAAAAAGACTTCTGGGTTATCACTGACCCAGAAGACCCACATTGCGCAGTCGTATATTCTGAAGAGGATGATTGCTTTGGGTTATACGACAAAATGTTAGAAAAGGGAGAGCTTCTTGATGTCATGACTGGATTATTTGGTCCATTTTCTGAAGCTGTAAACGCAATATAGGAAGGTTATGGAAAACATATTAGATGCTAATAATGCAAGTCTTGTGCTAATAACTAGAAACGAAAAACCTAACAGACAAGTTATAGACCATTTTCTTTTAAAAGAATTTGCATGTCGTGATATGAGTGAAATAGTTATTATTAGTTATAAACTATTACACCACTTAGACATAGCGAGAAGAATGTATGGTAAACCTATGATTATAACTTCCGGTTATAGAACAGTGTCATATAACAAAAACATAGGTGGACACCCATATTCACATCATTTAACTGGAAATGCTGTCGACTTGGATATTCCAGAAGATTATTCTTTGGAAAAGAGTTTAGTAACTACATGTATGACTGTATTCCCATATTGCAGAGTCATGACTGACTACATTCATGTTGATTGCAGGTAACTTTAATGTAATACCCCAACTTCCTTTTTAACGATCTTATGGACTCGTGTCGTATTTGGTATACTCGTTGAGGAGACACCCCTAATATCCTTGATATTTCAGTTCCATTTAATCCATCAAAATACATTAGTTTTATTGTTGCTTTCATTCTGTCTTGAAGTTGCTCTATGGCCTCATGTATTTTCTTATTAAACATATTCTTTTCTAACAAAAGAAACGGATCATTTTCCTGACACGTTGGATGTTTAAATGATTCAAACTCAATACAATCATGGATATGATACAACCTGTTTATTTTGATATCTAGCGCCTTGCATAATTCCTCATTTGTGAGACCTTTGCCTGTTTTAACCTTAGATTGGTTATCTACCTCTTCGATTTTCTTAAGACATTGTCTAATGTTGATAGGGAGAGCATCCAGACATCTTAAGTAATCCAATATAGACCCATTTATTTTATGTTCAGCGTACGTTTTGAATAAAGTACCTTGTGGTTCAAAGTTGTTGGCCGCCTTAACTAACCCCAACAACCCTGCTGATCTTAATTCGTCCATGCAAACCCTGTCTTTTATACGATATTTAGATTTGACTATATAATCAACTAGCGGAATATGGTCAATTATCACCCTCTCTCTATTTTCTGCTGTTATCGCAGTTCTATGATTGGTTTTGACTACGTTTTTCATAAAAACATACTAACAAAATATCTATTATTTAAAAGGAGTTTTAATATAACAGGTGAGCAATGACTCATTTAGTAGACATATACCATAGAGTTTTGTCAATTTGTCCCCCCTCAAATCCGTTTTTTAAAACAAAAGTCTCGCTATTCTCGCTATTATAGCTATTTTTGATAGATTTTTAAACAATATTTATTTAAAAACAATACAAATATCCATATTTTTCAATTATTTCACGTTTTGACCTATTTAATTGTTGACTATAATAGTAAACAATGGTATAATTAAATTATATTAAAAAGGGGGGAAATCATGAAAGTACGAGAATTGATTAAATTGCTAGAAAAGGAAGATCAGGACAAAGAAGTGTTTATTGCAACAAGTACAACGGAAGGTATAGGTGTTCTAGATGAAATTGACTCTATTTGCCACAATGGTCTAGATATACAAATATCTGGAGAATCTATATTTGAGGAGGATTTATGAAAAAAGAAAGAAAGCTGAAAAAACTGGAAGAGTTTGATAGGAAATGCGAGGAAGTACAAAAGTTTCTTGAAAAGCAAGATTTGGATGGTTTTGTGTTTCTGTCTAATCCTGAGAATTACAAGATTTCATATACTGGTCCCCTTTAGGCCAAAGAGTGGATTAAGTTGATACTAGATATTATGAGAGAGGAAGAGACCGAGTACGTGAAAGAGTTAAAAAAGGAGATCAAATGAAAAAATATAAAGTTAAAGTAGGAGTATTGGTAACAGAAGACGAGGTAACTCATTTAATTGATTTTCAAATAACAACGGAAGCGGCAAACCCACAAGAGGCGATTGATCATATTAAAAAAATGGTTGGCGACAAAGAGATGCATATATCAGAAGTGAAGCTTTTGAGACCTTATGCTTATAAGGTTAAGATACCTAGTTAAGAGAAGGTTAGAATAATGAGACGATTAAGTCTTTGACCTCGTCTACAAGAAAAGCACTTAATTCAAACCCTTCTTTTAAGGAGAAGTTTCTTATCTCGTCTGGTATTCCCCCAACATCATTGATAGCATCTTGGAGATGTTGTTGAAACTCTTCGTCTCCCATAAAAGTAACTAAGTCTGTAAACTGGAATCCATCCTTTTTGATCTCTCTAATAATAGGCTTAATAATGTAGAAAACTAAAGATAGAACTTCTTTTGTATTCTTAATATGTGAGTCTGACATTTGTGCCCCTTTTTGTTTTTAATAAAAGGTGCTGTTTATTGAAAACAACACCTTTATAGTTTGAAACTTTAAAAAACTAAGCTGCCAAGGTCCCTGCTTGTGAGTTTTCAGATGCACTAGTTGCATCATAGTGAGCAACGTCGCACGCTGCAATAGCTCCAGCTGCAATAAATGCACAGCTAGTGAAATTTGTAATTATACTAGCAGCTCCGCCTGAAGTTAGCGCGGCAGAAGAGTATATAATGTTATCCCAAAAGTACAATGAGGCCACATTTGCCGATCCAAGAATAAATGTCTCTCCACCGTCTAGCTTGTAACCACTAACGTGAATTTCAGATGCCGCTTTTGTCAAAGCAAAGTTACAGTCATCATCTAATGCCAAATGTCTTGCTCCATAGATATAATGATAGCAATCAATTGTATTCGTTGTCTGGTCTATATCAAATGCCAGCCCCGCATTTGTCGAAAATCCACACATATTCCAAATTGTAGTTAGACTTCCAGTAGCGCCGCCATCATCATCTATTTCCACAGCGTCAGCCGCAGAATACGCATTCACAAATTTTATATTTTCTACATAAATTTGAGTTGCTACTGTGCCCGCTGCCGGTTTATTTACCATTATCAATCGATTTTCGATTCCATCGGTTCCGCCATTTATAGTTACATCGCCAATTCCTATAATATTACATGGATAGTCGATTGTTTCTGTTGCTGACAGACTGTACGTGCCTGGGTATATGTACATTGTCCCACCTGGAACCATATTATCAAATGCTGTTGCTATTGATGTATAGTTTACTACGTCAGCTGCCTTTGTTGGTCCTACTGTAATTACATCTGCGGATTTTAATCCTGCAAAGTGGTTGTATCCTGTTGCCATTTTTCCCTCCAGAAAAATTTGGGAGAGCTTAACTCTCCCTTAATATAATAAAAACTAAGATGCTGGTAGAATTTGTTCACTTGCACTAGTTTGATCAAAATCACCTGCTTCAGGAATCTCATAAGTTCCTGCGTTGTTTCTTATACAGTTCCACAAGTTAACAATCACAGACGCAGAGCCTCCTGTCATCATTGCTTCAGATTCGTACAAGCAATCTTTCATTGACATAATCCATGCGACATTAGCAGTCCCTAAGGCTATAACTCCTGCATTAAACCTAACGTTATCTAGAAAAACTTCACTTGCTGCAAGCGCAATTGCTAAGTTCATTCCATCAACTGCCATGTCTTCACTTAGGTTTCCTTTAACATATAGATATATATGTTCGGTCGCCGTAGATTGGTCACAATCGATTGAAAGTCCAGAATTTGATGTCATTGAGCAATTGATAAGATCTACAAAAAGGGCACCGGTTCCACCTCCGTTGTTGTTTATTTCTATACAATCGGCCGAAGCGGTTTGAGAGACTATTTTTAAATTTTCTAGTTTGATATACGTAGCCGCAGTTCCGGTTGCCGGTTTATTCAACATCAACAATCTGTCTGCTACAGCACCAGTCAAAGTACATCGCCCCTCGCCCTTAACAGTAATATTAAAATTGAGTGTCGCAGTGGCCGCAACTGTATGACTACCTGAACTTAATAGAATAGTATCTCCAGATACTGCTTGCGCTAATGCCAATTCGAAAGTGTTATAGTATTCAGTAATGCCAGTTGCTGCAACGATCAACTTAACTCTACCTGCTTGACTACCATCTGCTATCGTTAGAACTCCAGTGTGATCAAAATCGCCATCAACTAACTGTCGTTGAACATTCGCAGTCTCGTTAACGCAATTAATAGCACTAACTAGTACACTTGCAGCTCCGCCGGAAGTAATTGCAGCACTACCGAATATACAGTCTCTAAACTGGTAAATTGAAGCAACATCCCCAGAACCTAGTGTGAATACTGAAGCGGTCGCACTCATGTCGTATCCTTCGATATAAACATGGGACGCTGCCTTGGCAAGAGCTAAGTTCATGCTATCTAATGTCAAACCACCTCTTCCATAAACTTCCAAATAAAGATTGATAGTAGCAGTAGTGTGATCACAGTCGATAGAAACCGCAGAAGCACCGGCATCGATAGAGCAGTCCTTAAACACGACCTTCATGTCACCGGTAGCACCACCGTCCGTGTCTATTTCAAAAACATCACCTGTTGCATGCGCATTAGAAAATGCAATGTTTTCAAATGTGATAAGAGTGTTTGCAGTTCCAGCAGCTGGCTTGTTTAGCATAAAACCACGAGTTGCCAATCCAGCAGTCCCGCAATTTACGTTCACTGTCCCACGTCCGATCAACGTCAAATTATAATTTATAGTGTTGGCCGCCGTTAGCGAGTACGTGCCATCATCAATAATAATGACATCATTCGCTTGTGATGCTGCAATCGCTGTCTCTAGATTAGTGTATTGGTATGCGTCTGCGTCGCTCCCAACCGTTTTGATCTTCGTGCCTTGTAATCCGGCATAATGCTTGTAACCATTACTCATTTTGGATCCCTCCTCCAAATGTTAAACTGAAGGAGAGTCTTGAATCCTGAATTCAGATTTCTCCTACAGGTAGAATACTCGAAACCGTGGCCCCTTTGCATCCTAGTTATAAATCTATTCTTTGTCTTCGTCCTCCACCATTACTTGCTTTAGCCCTGATAGTTGCTTTATTAAATTGCAAACTTCAGCGTATGGTTTTTTCGCTACATAACTAACAACCTTTTCTAACAGTTCTCTACTTATCACAAAATTCATAAAACCTCCTCATTTTGATAAAATACTACCTACGATCGCCCCCGCGGTTGTAAATAGTACTGATATAATCCATCTATTGACCTTAACCATTCCTATAACTCGTTCCTTTTCACAGACTGGAAGTCTGTCTTTAATAAACTCAATATCCTTTTTAATAGATGTTAGTTTTTTTTCAACAGACATAATCCAATCGTGCTCTTTCATACAAGCCTATCGAATCCATACGCTATTGCATTAAAGGCATCCACTCCACTAGTTGTATCCTGGATTCTAACGATCAACCGATTGGTAGAGCCTGCCGCTATTTGTATACCATACGTTAGTCCAAATATTTTTCTAAAGTCTAAAACAGGAGTATAAGCATCGGATATTCCTAGAACATTTTTCGCTCTAAACACATCCGCAGCAGTTCCAAAAGCGGGGTTGCCTTGACTAAGCCTAACAAAATCCCAGTTGGATGTTAACCCTTCATGAATAACAACATCTCCCTGGCTTTCATCTTCGTAAAACATCTTACACCCATTCGCTAAGGCAGCGACTGCCCCAAACTCTGTCAACGTTGCGCCGGCGTCTGCTATAACAAATGATACCGATGTAATATATCTATCAGCGATAGTTGAACCTGAAATATAAAAGTCATGTGGGGCGGCTGCGGTTGCAACGACTTTCATGTCACTACTCGCTGCGCTGTCCTTCATGTAGCTTCTGAAAATCTTCCCTTGTGTCTTGATTATTCTAGGAGGAAATTGGTTAGTTATCGTGTATGCATTTCCAAGCTCATCTACTTGTAGATTTTGACCGTTGTTCACTCCATCTTTAATATGTACTTCCATCATATGTGAAAATATCCTGTTATAGTTACAGTCGCAGCGGTGCCATCTGTTACATAGTCAACTGCTACACATTTATTGGTTCCTAATACTAACGAACTCTTAGCTTGAAAAGTATTAGTTTTATCTGCTTCTAACGCCAATGTTGCAACTATCCCAGCTACACCTATAGCATTAGTTGTTTCATCTGCCTTAGCTGTTGCTTCCGCAACATTGTTTGACGATGAGTTTAAGTTAACACCTGTTAACGCTGTGCCAGTAGGTGTTCCACATGTTGGCATATGGATATGCGCAATAGTAGCAGTATCAGTTGTCATTATAATACTATCTATAATAAGCTTTTTACTAGTCGACGTATTCTTTAATAACAAGATAGTGTCTCCTGCCCCATAGTCATAAGTAACCGATGTCCATGCATATGCATCGCCCTTTTCGTCAGCTGCGTATGCTAACTCAGGCTCAACTACAGAATAAGCTCGTATTCTGTTGTCGCTGTCAATCATACAACGACTGCCGGTACCTCTTCCATCCTCTATTTGAATTCCCATGTACTCTCCCTATATAGTCTTAGCTACCATAAATGAAACTCTAGCGTAGGCAACACCTTCGTCACTAGACCCAGTGTGAGTTATCAAAATAGCTTGACCTCTCTTAAGAATAAGAGCGCCTTCTTTGTTGTAGGTTTGCATTGAGTTAGCTGTATAGTTTCTATCAATTTCCGTGAATGTCCCTGCGGTTACTATTCCAGTATCTCCATAAAAGATTCCAACTGCTGCGTTAGTACTTCCAGCATTAACATTGGTAGGCACGATAGCACTTCCGCCAGAAGCGTATGTCCCACCAATCTTAATAGAAAAATAAGCATTCTTATTTGTTGCTGCTGCGCTAGCTGAATGAACCCTTATATAGGTAACAATCATATCCTTGTCAGTGGATCCATTCTGTAATAACAAAATGGTTTGCTCTGACGCTGCAATGTCTATTTCCTGACTTGCTTGGTACGCGCTCTCTTCTGTATGACTAACATAATGCTGAGAAGATATCGATATCGCCTCAACTGAAAGTCTATTCTTATTAGTAACCTTTGCTAGGTACCCACTCCCTGTCCCATCTTCCACAAACATATTACTCTCCAAATTTTAATTTTAAATATTGAATCAATTCTCTTAACTCGTGTAATAGCTCTTGTAATAGAAAAACTGTCAACTTCTCTTGTTTTTTAACACTGTCCTCTATATGAGCATCTCTCTTCCAGTTCATAATAAAACCTTTGTAACTTCGACTCTATCTATATAGCCACGGTCACCTTCGAAATCTGTTTTCATTTGTAATTGTAAAAATGGAATAATTCCTTCCGTCTCTATAACAAGCAAATATCTATTACACTCACACGCCGTTTTGTGAAGTCTTATTTCAGCTTGGTATGAATCAACAAAATGTTGGTCTATCGACTTTATAGACAAAGGATATTCACCAACGTCATCTTTGTTAAGTTTAGCTATCGCTCTAATACTCATGTAATAACTATCATCTATAAAAGCATCTAACCAAATGCCAGCTTTTGAATAACCCCACATCTCTATGGGGTCACCCACGTCTGTCCATAGAACGTCAACTAATTGTTCAGATGACTCAATCACCTCTCTCATTACATTGATAGTCATACTACCGCCATTGATGTCCCTGGTACTATTGGTAGATACTCGCAATAAAAGTCTACGTTGATATCAAACCCTGTAGCACCTGTATAATTAAATTGTATATAATTAGTAACACCAGTCTTTGGGTTAACAATAAACTCATACATCCCAGTAGCTAGTGTCTCGTCTAGTCTCACCTGGTCTGCTTGTAATAGTTCAAATGTAGTTGCAGCGCTAGCGTCTTTATAAAAGATGGATCCAACGTCCATGCTAGTTAGAACTCCATCATTCTTAGTAATTTGAACAGTGTTAGTCCCATCGTATAAAACAAATGAAACCCCTGTACAACTAGTTCCATCTGTAACCGTTTTAATTACACCACTTAGCTTCACTATATGCATTGCAGATGTGAACGAAAATAAGTTAAGTGTTGTCGCTCCATCCTGATCTATGTCCTGGTTAGTAGTAATTGTTTTTAAATCACCTGTGACCGGACGAATACTTCCAATATGTCCCATATCATCCCCCTTATATCCAAATCTTTGTTACTTCACAAGAGTCAACTTGAGCGTTAGCTCCCCCATCAACTCCAACCATTACTTGCAGCTGAACATATGGAGCAAGTCCATTTGTATTCAATTCAAGGAAATAGTTAGCATCTTCGTCTACATTAAATTCGGTATATTTTTGTTCTACTTTCACGTCAGATGCGTTTACCGATGTGATGGGAAGTGAGTACTCATTAGTTGCCGCTGGGTCCATTTTCGCCAAAGCTCGTATACGCATATTTTGACCTGCGTTTACATCAAGCTCTATAAATATACCCATTTTACTGAAACCCTTCATGTCAATTTCAGAGCCAAGATCTGCCCATGAAGTTGTGAAATCTTGTGCTGCGCTTATTACAGCTTCCCTGTGATAGTTATAATTCCGACCATAGCTCATTAGTCACCTCTTTTATTTGAATCGTTTTTCTTTTATACTCTTAGTATGAAAAACCACATTATTTTAATCCCATTGGCTTTAATACTTCTTTTTACTTCACTGACCTTTTATTCAGCATGCTTTTTAATTCCGCTATGCATTTCGATGATTGGGCTTCCGTTTCTTATGTATTTTAACCAAAAAGCCAGCGTACAATCCGGTACACTAGATAAAAAAATAAGAGAAATAGAATCCAATTTAAACAATCTTCAATTATCATTGAAATTACAAAAAAGGTTAGGCTAGGTTACCTTTTACCTTTCCCTTTCCCTTTCCCTTTCCCTTTTTTATTCCCTTTCCCACATGGCATAAAAGCCTCCTATTTTCTTAAGCTATTGTATTGTTCTATTAGTTTTTTAAGCTCTCTCTCTTTATCTCTACGTTGACTCTGTTTTTGTACACTATAAACCTGCGCTGCCTTTGCCCCCATTCCTACTGGAGATTTTCGTGCCACCCCTATTTGAGGTGCGGGTGTAGTTGGAGTTGGAGTTGGGACGCCTCTAGTTTGGTTTTTTAATTTTTCAATAATTCTTTTGTTCATCATAGCTTCAGGAATTTCCTTTACCACGGATCCAAATGACTGTGATGCTCCAGTTCCTGACGTAGACATTACTGGAATTCCCATCCTGTCACCTAACGTGAGTATCTCTTGTAGATCAACTATGTCTTGAGGGTCCAAAATTTTATCAGCTATGTTTTGTTTGTTTCTTAATGAATTAAACGTAGATCTAAACCCTGCCTTTCCCTCTATGTTTTGTTTAACTAACTCATTGACGAAAGAGCCTTTTAATTCCTTCATTCTTTCAGGACCAAGTATGTTGTTTAGCGCCTCAAGTTTCTTAGTATCTCCATTGGATACCAATTGAGTAAATACTCTTTCGTCTGGCAATGTCTTTGATCCAATTGCTTTGGATACTACCGATTTATCTGTTAAAAAATCGTGAACGTATTTATTGTTCAAGATAAGCTGATCCGCTATCTCGTCGCCCATTGCTGCGCGAGTTGTTTCAATCAATGAGTCTTGGGTGTCAAAATAAACTTTTCTTAGATTTTTAATGTCTGGCGGAATATCTGCCAACACGTTTTTTGATTTAAATGCTGCCTCCCCAATCTCTCTTAGTTGTGAAGCGAGAACATTATAGTCACCACCCGAAGCTTTAATTTGATCAATTGCATTCATCAATTGTTTGCCTTGGGTTTTCCTTCCAGAGGTAACTCCAAAATCAATCATTTTTTGAGCTTCTTTTTTAACAGCACTTAAGCTGTTTTCAAGATTTTTGTATGCCTCAGGATTGAATTGCTTAATGTTCAGTCCTGGCAGTTGTTGCCCAGCAGTTGAATAGGTTATGTCTATTTGGTTGAACACCTCTTCCACAGCATCATCATAAGCATCACGAATAAATTTCCCAGCTTCAGGTGGTGACATTACAGTGCTAGACATACTATTTATTTTTTTACCAAGCGCTTGATTCACTTGTTGGGTTGCAGCTTCATGTTTTCTTAATAATGGTTCACCCAATACCCCTTCTGCTTGCTTCCTTCCTGCCCTTGTAACAAATGATTCTTTCCCAAACTCAATTGCGTCAGGTAATACTTTGGGATCAATCCCATTTTTTTCCGCAATTGCAATCATGTCATCATAATCAATTGCTCTCTTAGAGGAAAATCTAGATTTAATCGCGTCAGCAGCTTCGAGCGCGAGACCCTCTGCTGTTTTGACTAGTTTAGTTGCTCCCTTAGTCCCAGTAATAACATCTGTTGCCTTTGCACCCATTGGTACAGATTTGGCTATTGCTTTGGCCGCTACCTTTGCTGCTTTCCCTCCAGTCTTCCCAGCTAACTTGGCGGCCGCTCCCAATGGGATTACATTAAGAGGGTCAGCTGCAACATCAACTCCAAACCCCGCTACTCCTGCGGGGGATATACCCCCTACCCAAGGAAGATCAAACATTGGTTCTCTTGATAACCCTGCTTTTGCAGCAATATCTTTCCCAGTAGGTGCTAGCGACGGATCTTCTCCAAATTGTTTATATGCCGCCGATGCTGCTGCGCCGGGGTCAAGCATGTTCTCTTGTAGACTTCCAATCGCTGCTCTTGTCGGAGCGCCTGTATACTTATCTATAAACTGTCCAGCTTCCGCAACCTTGCCAAGCGCACTTCGACCTACGTCTTTAGCGCCTTCCCACATTTTGCTCCCTATACCCTCTTCCTCGACTATAGGTTGATCTCTTAAGTTGGGGGTACCATAGGCAGTTGTCATCTTGGGGGAGTCTAGACTGGATGATTCTTCTTTCAATGATTGCAACAATGCTCTTTTTTCTTCGAGTGTCATCACTTGCTCCCTTTGATAAGCTTTTTATATTGGATAAGTTTTTGATATTTTTCTATCTCTTTGTCAATATCACCTTCTGACATATTGCTTGGCGTTGGACCCTCTAGTTTTTCAGAAGGTTTATCTATTCCAAATTGCGCAAATATTGATGGATCACTCATTAAACTTAAATTATGTTTGCCTAAGATTACTTCTGCTTTGTCAGATAAACCAATGTCGTCTATTTGTGCTTTCAATTTTGACAAAGCGTCTACCTTAATGTTGGCAGCAACTGGTCTTAGTGTGCTAGCGGTGTCAAACATGTCTGCAACAATTTCGTCAGTTATCTTTTCACCAGTAACATTTCCATGAAAGAATGCCTTGATCTGGTTTTGTATTGGCGCCTGTGCCTCAACCATTCTGACTTCGCCTTCTCTAACAACCCCAGGGTTGATCTCTGTCAAAGGAACTAGTAGTCTTATCAACTGAACTCTATCTTGAGGATTAAGTCTTCCCTCTTTGAATTTTTTTCTGAATGTTTGAATGGATCCATATAAACGTTCAAATGGTCTGAATTCCTTATCCACCTTTTCTCTTTTACTGACTATGCGCCATTTATCTTTTTTAAGATCTTTTTTACTTGTGATACCTTGTTTAAGCATCATCATTTTGTAGGCCTTGGTGTCCTCTGGTTTGCTGGTCGCTTCTTTGACTCGTGCCTCCATCAAACTTTTTTCAAGCCCCACAAGATCTTTTCTTCTTTTTAACTCTTCGTATTTTCCCATGGTCGATGCTAATTGATTCCCCATTTTATACTTATCAATTAGACCACTGTAAACATCGGCGCCACCCTTCTCAATTCCTTGTGCTGCTTGCTCCCAACCTCGTCCAAGACCCGGTGCCTTTGGGGTTTGCTTCGCCATGATCTCTGATTGAGTAATCACTGGAGCAGAGGCAATGTCTGCAAACCCTCCTAAGTGTCTCATCATCTGAGCTTGTGTTCCTGCCTCGGCTTTTCTTTGTTGCGCAAGTCCTTGGTCTTTGGCCATTTGAGTCAGCGCTTTCATTTGTGCTTCGTATGGGTTTATTTTGTATTCAGACATTTTGATCTCCGTTAAGACAAATATGGGTTTTGTGCACTTGAGTAATTTACAGCAACTGGCTGCCCAGTTGGTTTAGTTTGACTTGCTTGCACAGATGGATTGATCCCATAGATATGTCTCATTAAATCTCTATCTTTGTTTGCAGATTGCTGAGTCATGTACATTTGTCCAGCAGTTCCTAGTACTCCGCCCGCCATTTCGTATGGTTTCCGTGCTGAAGCCGCTGCCGCTGCCCCCGATGCGTATATATCAGGAATGCCACCGGTCAATGCACCTGCTCTTGCCATTTGAGTTTGACGTTGACTCTCTTGTTGGGCCAATTGATTTTGTATCGCTTGTTGTTTGTTCATGAGTTGCGCTTGGTTTTGTGCTTCGACGTTTGCAGTTTTAACACCTCGCAAGTTTGCAATTTCCTCTTGAGCAGCTTTATTCTTTAAATCAATGTTCATGTTAGCTACCTGTCGAGCTCTCTCACTATTATTCCAAGCGAGTTGATTCAAGATGTCAGCGTTGGTTTGCGCTACTCCAATATCTTGTTGCCTGATCCCACCTGCTATGTTTGCAACTTTACCAGTCGCTGCCATTCTTAATCTGGCATTCTCTGCCGCTTGTAATGCCTCTTGTTCTGCTAGTCTTTCAGACCCACCTTGTGACGCCATCATTCTTAACGCTGCCTCAATCCCAGTTCCGCCCATACCCCGTTGTTGGAGGTTTGCCATGATAGCTTCCTCTTGTCCACGAGCTGCGGTTTCCGCTTGCCTTCTGTTTTTCATGAAGTTGTATCTGTCTTGAGCTGATAAACCTTCTTCTGCCCTAACTCCCATTTCCTCTAAGGCTTCCATTTGTGCTGCTCTAGTAGCTGGGTCTGTAGTTACTAACTCACCTTGAACATCTTCAACAGGTGAATATAGCAAAGGCTGTGGACTTTTTATATATTCAATCATCGCTGGGTCGTACCCAAGCTCTGCTAATTGAATGGGACTCATACCTGATAGTTCACTTAGTGCTTGCTGTCTTAATGCGTTAGCTTCGGCCGCTGCCGCAGCAGATTGTTTTTCTGCTGCTTGCTGTCCCATGTAACCTGAAAGCAATTGACCACCAAGCATCCCTGCTGCAACTTCCCACATAATATCTCCTTTTATTTGTAAGCGTAGGGATTGAACCCAGCTTGCTCGCTTAACATTTCCCTGTTTGGTATAATGACATTCCCTGGAGCACTAGCTATAGGTTGCCATCCTTCTTTTCTTTCCTGTGGTGCTAACGCTGCTTGGTACGCAACGTCAGGTGAAACTTGTGGAACTACAGCTTGCTCAGTTTGTCTTCTTTGATTTTCTAATGCTCTTTGAACTCTATTATACTCTTGTCCAAAGCCAGCTTCGTCGAATGACCAAGCCCCCGGGTCATATGCACTTGACCCTGCATATTGCTCGTAACCTTGTTCGGGCATCAACCCAGCTAATGCGTTATATGCTTGAAGCTGTTCCGGAGTGAAAGCTGACGATGCTGCGGTTCCCATAGTGGGCGCCATAACATCACCACGTGACAGGAATTGACTATAATCTATCCCTGGAATATTATATCTTTGGTAGTCAGGCATGTCAGGACTAGGTTTAGTCATCCCACCCATAGTGTCGTAGAGTGGAAACTCCGATGCTTGTTGCCATCTTTCAGGTCCCATTATTTGCTCGGGTGTCATAGCTGATTGCTTCGCTAGCTCTTGTCTTTGTTGCTCGTACATATTAGAGATCTTTTCTTTTTCACCACCTAGAAAGCCACCTATACCTTCGAACCATTGTTTTCCTTCATCTGAAAATTGTTGTTGTGCTGCTTTTTGTTGCTGTCCAACCTCTTCTCTTTTCTGTTCCATTGGTTGAGCAACTTGAGTTTGAAATTGCTCTTGCATTTGACCAGGGAATTGTTCTGCAAAGCCCTTCTGCCCTCTTAATAACATTTCATCCATTCGTTGCATTCCTGGAGTGTATGCAGCACTAGGTCTTTCAATATTCCCATACCAATTCATGATTGATTCAAAATTACCCGGTTGCATCCCTTGATAAGGAGACGAGACTCCTGGCAATAATTGCTCTGGAGTTCCAGTGGGTTTATATGATTGATCTAAAAAACCTCTTAAGTTTTGAGCTTCCTCTTGAGATACCCCACCTTGAGCTATCCCACCAAGTCTCTCTTGTGAATATTGCTCAGGGGTTGGCGCACTGGGTAGTGCCCCTACTTGCTCTTGAAATTGTTGTTTAGCTTCACCTAATTGTTGTGAGCCTTTTTGTTGTATCCTTGTTTGTGCAGCTGGAGTTTGAGGGTTTGCTGCTAAGAATTCCTGAATGTTATACCAACCACCAGGACTGCCAGCTGTAGTTTTTTGTTTCCCTCCAACGGTACCACCTTGTCCAGCGTAGCCACCTGCCCCTGATACCACGTTCCCTTGATTGCCCGATGCTAAGAATGCCATATATTCTCCTAACCTAATATTATAAATTTGACATTGCCACTGGTAGTACCTGCCCCAGCGAACTCTATAGTTACTCCAATAGTTTTGTTATCTATCTCCCTAACATGCCACTCTGAAATACCATAAGTAGTTGATGGAGTTTCATTTGGAGTTTTAATAATCATAATTCCATTAAACGATAACAAGTCATGTGATATCTCTAGTTCACTTGCGTGAGTGAACGTATATTCTTTAACCTCGCAATAAAAGTTTTCCCTGAAAGTTAACCTATTCCTTAGCGCACCAATCACAGAATCAAGGAACTGATTAAATGGCGACAGCATTTTTTCAAACCACGAAGGTGCTTCGCTAAAATCTGACTTTAAAAGTTTACGTACTCCACGAATAATAGCGATAAGTCTCTCCTTTAATTCTGATATCTCGAATCAATAATATCAAAAATGAGGGAATATCCATTTAGGTCTATTCTTTGTTGAGGCATGCTGTGAATGATATCTAGATATATAGCGCTACCTCTAGAATGTTCATCTGGGATTAGAATTAAAGACTTATCTGTTATCCTTCTGTCGCCCCATGACCCTAACCATACTCCTTCCCATAAACTATTTGATGTCTCGTCGACTGTGGTGGTAACAGCAGTCTTGTCCGCATCCGTAGTTGTATTTATATATAATTTACTAATGGAGGTCTCGTCATCATCCATGAACACCGAGACCTTATCAAAAAACTTTTCATATTCAGGGTAACCACAGTGAATGATTTGATATTTCAACCTGCTGTATATCCCTGGTTTTATAGTAATAGCATTGGTAACAGTTCCACCCGAAGTATAGGCATTTGTGAAGGTACTTCCAATTAAGTCAAAATTGGTAGAATCTATTACTGTTATAATCCAATCACCATTAGCTTCCGTAGTGCCGACGATTGATGCTATCGTTACTCCATTATAAGTAGACAGAGTGTGCGCAGCAGAAGTTGTAACCCTAACAAGTCCCGAGCCATTGTCAGCACAGGTGCTGACACTTAAGCTTACGTTTGCGTGTAGGGAGGTTACACTCGAAAGCGTCATAGATGACGTAGTGTCAGCTGAAGTTATAATCTTTGTTAAGGCACCTTGGGTCAACATTGCATCGTTATGAATAGTTATATTAGTTCCAAGCGTGACCGACTTAGCAGTAGTGTCTATCGCTGTAATAGTATTAGCGATATCAGGCAGAGTGTAGTCTGTTGTAGCTAGATCTTTCCTCTCTTTCAACAACCCATTACCTGTCAAAGGTGCGGTGTATTCAGAATCATTTACGACTATACCCATAGATACGTTGGTATCATTCGTATATACTCCAAATTTTCTTTGAGTCCATGATGCTGTGAAAACATTATGTTCTTTGACTATGTCATTGGACGTAGAGTTTTGATCTAGGTACGTAGCAATCTTATATGATTTTTCTGCGTCGTAGTACCACCCATATCCATCGTTATCAAAACCCGATGCCTTAACTGGTTTAAGATCATTCTTTTCGTTATCTCTACCAATAATCTCAACCCCAACATCACTTATTTTTGCATAACCTGAGTTGGTCATCATATAGATAGCATTCTCGCCTTTCACGATTGAATTTTTTTGAATACATTCAACCGTTCCGTCGAATTCATCCCAGTTCCAAGATGTTTCTGACTCACCGGTGAGTCTCCAAACTCCATCCTTCTTTTTGATAGCAAATAAGGAATCTCTTAACCCAACTACTTTTAAAACAGGGTCATCTGCACTACCTATCTTCTTAATATTGATTAAGGGTACAGCTTCAGGTTGGTCAGCTTTTGACCACATTACAGCATGTTGGAAATCATCATTGGTTGAGACGTAGGTAGTCCCACTTGTAGGCATAGTAGGACTGAAACAGCCACCAGTTGTAGTAGAGTTTGCTATTAAGTAAAATGCGGTCGCACCTAGCGACTTGCCATTAAACTCCATTTTACCCACAGGATCTGTGCCGCTAGAATTATAAAACCCATCCCAATAAGTATTAGTAGTGCATAAATTAACAGTTCTAACCAACGATTGCGCAGTATTCGCAATGTTCTGCGCATCCGTACCCTGATTGGCGGTTTTATATAATAAAAATCGTGGCGTAGCCCCGTAGTCTTCATATAGATCGACCGTTCCTCCAGAAACGTATGCATTAGCAAACGTACTTCCAACTAAGTCAAAGGTCGTCGCAGCTATAGCAGTGACTTCCCAAGTTCCGTTTGCTTCTGTCGTTCCTGTAACATCATATATTCTGACGTAGTCACCAGTAGTTAACCCATGACTAGTCGTAGTTGTAATTCTGACTAAGGTCGCCCCGTTATCCGCGGCACCCGCTATCCCCGCTCCTAGATTATTTATTCTAAGATCTATGGTACCACCGGAAGTCCAAGGGTTTGCGTAAACGCTTCCTGTTAACGTAAATTGATCAGCATCAACAACTACTACAGTCCAATCTCCATTAGCTTCGGAAGTTCCAGCAACCCCTGCAACGTTAACGCAATCTCCGGAAGTTAACCCATGAGCAGAGCTAGTTTGAATTTCAACTTCACCACCATTGTTTGCTGTAGCAATTACACCACCGCCCACATTAGTGCTAAATGCATAGCATCCAAATGTTATCGTATTAGTTCCATCGTTGAATACTATAGTGCTAGTCCCTGACGTTAGGTTGGTAGTTGAAATAAGGGATGTGTACAACCTTTGTAGGTTCTCTATGTTTCCATAAAACGTATAGTTTTTAAAACTTGTAATTGAGTTTGCCAGTGGTGGCTTTTCGTTAGCGTAGGCAATCCCCTCTTGGGTAGTGTTGGTATATAATGATGCCCCTCTCCAATCATCTGCGAGTATGTCATCAAACTCTAATATTCTAGCAGCAATCTCGGCAGCAGTCGGTTTCGCTTGGTAGACCAACTGGTAATCTTCTGGAGGTGTACCTGTACTTTGTGAAGACCTGTATACCTTGCAATAATAGCTAGTCGTGACAGAAGTTGGGATATATATCCTTAACTCAACCGCTCTATCAGACCCTGAGCTGTTAGTTATATCTTGACGCTCGCTTGGCGCTCCATCAATGACGTTATTGTTTGCGTCCTCTATCGACCAAACCACTCTATATGAAACTGTATAAGCAGTAGTCATCCAGTTGATCGAACTAACTATTCTAGCATCGAAGCTAAGTCCCTTAGGAGCGCCGGCCGCAGTATATTGACTCCCTAAGGTATCCGACTTATAAATGCCTGACCCAGTAGTTATATAGTGGTTGCTCTGTAACTCTAGTCCTTGAATTTTGTAATTAGTTTCAGGGACAGTGTATGCCCCTGTTATTTGTGAAAACGTTCCTGCTCCGTCACTATCATAATAGAACGTATCATTCGCCATGTGACAGATTAGTTTATCTTGGTATTGTAACAACTGAACTATATTTTGAGATGGGAGACCTGATCCATACGCAGCTCTCCCTCTAACTTTTGTGTAAACGTTATCTCGTATACACTTCCAGTTTTCAACAATGGAGGCAGACCCAGAGGGAAGAGTTAAGTTGTTCCCATGAATACTAATTCCTGTCTTCTCGTTAAGCGATCTTATTTCCGGCATCGTTACCTCATCATGTTTAACACGTAGTTGTTACCAACTATTTTCTTTGGTGCATCATTGATTCTTTTCGATGCCCTATCTCTCATTCTACTAAGCATATTACCAAGTGATAGTGATTGAGTCTGTATTCCCTTGTCATCGTTGGATGCTATCAAACATCTAACGGTCGCAGCTTGCGCCAGTATAGGATGAAAGTCTTCTGGTATATTTGGATAGGGGGTCTGTCCTTGTATACAAATATAATCATTGGCAACAGGTGCTCTTGAAAAGTCAGACCCATAGGTAACAGAGATCACACTTCCTGATATCGACGCTGTCACCGCTCTTGCAATAATATTAAATGGATTAGTCCCACTTATTACATCACAAGTATCTCCATCTGAAATAGGAACCGTGTCCACTGTCATTTGATAGACTGTTCCTGTATCTGTTGTCGATGATATCTTTCCGCATGAAGTAGGCAAGACTAATTCGTTTTGTATTCTAACTAAGTCAAACCTTAAACTCCCACTAACACTTGACCCCATACTTGGAATAGTAACCACTGAATTGCCAAGCATATAAACAGCAGAAGGATAAGTACCGTTAGTCATCCCTTCGTAGTTTGATCTTTGATCTCTAGTTATAATAGGTAGTCGAGTATAGTTAGAATCGGAATCCACGTATCCAATTGATTCCAACTTCCATCCCACCGCTGATACTGGAATGTTATAGGAACTCTGACTAGCAACTAACGCAGTATCAATGGTAGTAACAAAATAGTCTTGCCTTAGCTTAAGTAATTCACCAACTATAGTTAACTGAAGCTCTTCATTTATAAATGTCAAAAAATCAGTATTTGAAAACCTGACCTGACTAGATGGAATGGATGCATTCCTCTTTATGGCTTCGATTAAATTTGATGCGTTATACTTCATTGTTTACCTTTTTTTTCTAGTCGCCTTCGCTGGTTTTTTATCAATGTCCATATGTCTACCTGGCATTGACACTAACCTAGTTAATGAAAGACTAGCTACTTTTGGTTTTTTCTTTTCGTCTTCTTCATCATCATCTTCGTAGTCATCTTCAATTTTCTTTTTGATCTCTTTTGGCATGGAGCTAACTGCTTTCTTAGTATCAATGTCTTCCATCAACGATGGCAACATCATGTTCGCTAACTCTTGCAATGCCATATGCCTTGCTCTTTGTTTCATGCAACTCTCCAAGAAGCTGTCTCCATAGTGCCTGTTACTAATCTAAATGCTGCGTATACAGGGGCACCTGAGTCATCAGTGTCAAACGTAAAAATAGTAGTTCCATCCTCAGACTTAACCAAAGTATTTGCTACTGAAGAATTTACCTCGTGCTTAACAACTATTAAAGGGTTGTTTACATCAATGTATTCACCTGCTCGACTCTTATCATATCGAGCTAGCGTTACATGATCTTCAGCAGTGTCGATACACCACACAACCTTGTCGCCTTCGCAAGTTGATGCTTCTGTTAAAGTTACCTCTCTTCTTGATGATTCATTTGGTATAAAAGTACTAGATGCATATAAGTAGGCCATAGTCAAACTCCTTGTTAGTCTCTCATTTCCTTTAATATTCTAATAAAAAATTTTTTCAGAAAAGGCAAGCTAATATCTCCCATTGATGTCCATCCATTTATGACATTATATGCTTGTTTTAACTCTGCTATTTCCGTAGCTCTCTCCGCCTTCTCTTGCAATTCAGCATCATGCTCAACTGTTAAGTCCTCTATCGTGTATTCCCATTCAGGGTCAAGCCTCACCCAAGTCTCATATTCCGCTGGGACAGTTTCAAAGATAGGGTCACCATTGCCATCAACTGCTTGAACAGGGTTGCCATTACCGTCTAAAACTATGTCACCCTCTCCGTCTAGTTCCCATACTGGTCTTTCGTATTCCGCTTCAATGAGCTTTTCATACTCTTCGACGATCAATATAGTTCTATCTTCTGGACATTCATCTTTTTTGTAATGCCTAGCTCTACGACCCCAAGCTTGTCCAGCTTCACCGTCTGCTTTTTGTTTTTCTATCCACGTATACATTTTGTTATCATCATAAAATGTTGGTGAAAACTTAAAGCCTGTAATTACGTTTCTACCTATTACTTGTTTTTTCATTTAAAATCCTATTCTGTGGATTGACATCCAGTTAGTCTCTTCCGATGAAGCCAAAGCTACAGCGCCACCAGCATTTTGATAGAGTCGTATATCTATATAATCACCCACTGCCATGTTTATAACCGTTGCTCCTTGCGCGGTCAGGGCATAAGTTCCACTGGTTTGAACTTCCACCCTGAATAGTCTGGCGGTTTCAACTCCGTTTTTATATACGCTTGCATAAACAAGTTCACCTGCTGTCCATGAAGCGCTGGATGCAAGCTGTAAATAAGTTGTTATGAGGTATTTACCACTAATGGGAGCAACTGCCTGCCAGCTAACTCCTGTGCTCACGATTCCGTGCGAGTCCCAACCAAACGTGGTTGAATCAAAATTGATTATTTCAATACTAGCGTTATCAATACTCTGACCAGCATCAGTATCGTACCTTGCGGAAACTAATTCGTTTGCTGCGATTGCGGAAGGTCCTGTTATACGTTCAATTGAAATTGTATTGTAACCGGATGTTGGCTCTAATGTGTGACTCACTCCCGTATTATCAAAACTTCTAAAATCTATATAATCATTCTTATCTAATTCGATTATTACTGACCCAGAATTTATTATAGTTATATTATTAGCAGAACTTGCAGTTGCCTCATAACCATCTAAGACTGCATAAAAATTTCCATTTTTATGTATAAATAATTGACAGACTTCACCATCATCTAAGTTACCATCTCCATGACTTGCAGTTACAATACAACTTGCTCTATATTTTCCACTAACAGGTGCAGTGAATTTCCAGGTAGCTCCGATTGTTACTGCCGAGTGAGTGTCGATCAACTTATCTTCAAAGTCATAGATAGCACCTGATGCATACGAATCCCCATCTGATGAGGTATACATTGCCGCCACAACCCGCGTCTCATCTTGGTCAGACATTTGAACGGAGGAACCCCAGCCGGTGATTGGTATTGAAAATTTCATATAAATTTCATCACCGGAGGCAAAGGTAAATGGAACAGAATTATTCATCCCAGTAGGATTACCTAAATAAGTAGAATCTGTTTTATATAATTTTGGTTGAATAGTATTTGTATCTGAATATCCTACAAAAGCATAGTAATCTACATCGTTTGCGTCTGAGATAGTACATAATCCAAAAGAATAATTATTAGTATCACCGGATGCTGCAAGTTTTGCTGTATCTATTGTATAACCACTAGGAATATCAACAGTAAGAGTGGTCGCATCAGGAGCTCCAGAAAGTGCTACATGAATATCTAATTCCATTTGACTACCTACACGTCTCCAAAATCCGTTATAAGTAGTATTACTTGACCATGTTCCAGTAGGCGTCCAAGCAGTCCAATCAGTAATCGGCGCACCAAAGTTCCTAGCGCTCGGACCAACTTTAATATTATCTATATTAACTGTATAAGCGGAAGCATTAGTGCTGGATACATGGAAGATTAATCTATAAGAATTGTCAGTATGACTCGTTTGGAACTGTGCATAATACCTCCCGTATTCACCTGCTTTAAGCTCCATAGGAACAGGTTCAATTCCAATACTTGAGTCTGTATTGTACATATAAACAACTATGTCATCATCTGCATAGTTAGCAGAAGTCGTTGCATCGAAGCTTATAGATAGAACTGAATGTATATCCGCTACATCGATATTAAAATCGTAGCTTGCGCCCTCACCTTGCCTGTCAGCGGCATCCTTTGTAAGTACAAACTCTCCTGCCCCTCTTAATGGAGTAGTTGTATCTCTAGTCCAAGTAACGGTTGGTGCTCCACCTGTTCCGTCAACTGGAACAGTCCCTGCAGCATCTGCATAGGTTGCCCAACCAGTAGTGTCTACTTCAGCGCCACCATTAGTTATATAGTTAATTCCACCTTCAGAGTTGAAAGCTGTCCAACCACCTCCACCAGAATTGTATTGAAGTTCCCCATTGAGGTTTCTGATTCCAGAAATACCACCAGTGTCATCTCCAAACTTTACTGTTTGAGTGGTAGCGCTTGTATCGGCTGCACTATTTACTTTAACGATAGTATCTACAGGGTTTAAGTTGATATTACCACTAGTGGTAGTGCTAACTGTTACGTCAGCACTATCATTAGTGACTAGGGGGGTATCAATGTCCGTGACACAAGTCACAGTCGTAAAATTTACGTCAGCATCGGAAGTCACGTCTTGATTTATAACCGAAGCCGTCCCTTCCAATGTCAAAGTGGCAGCAGCATTATTGGCATTCACAAATTTCATTAATTGAGTAGCAGTCCCTTCTCCCTCAAATTCAACTGTCTGTTCATCTAACGTTATGCTTGAGTCTGCGTCTTCTGCTGTAATCGTTACGTTGAAACCATTTCCAATCGTGAAGTTCTCGTTGAATGTTAGTGTTCTATCTCCATCACCAACATTCCATGAAACGATATGTCCAGCGGTCAACACTTCCGCCGTATCAAATTCTAAGTCAAACGCAGCTCCACTAGACCGGATAGAAAATCCAGTCAAACTATCAGCTGTCCCACCGTTTATGTCCGGGGCAGTTAAAGTCTTTTGAGTGAAAGTCTCTACTCCATCTAATGTTGCTAACGTTCCTGTGGTTGGCAATGTAACGTCAGTCGCTGCGGAAGTAGTCAGCGTTACGTTGTCGTCTCCCACAGTCGAGAAGTTCCCTGTTATATCAATATCGCCCTCAAGTGTAATACTCCTATTAGTGTCTGCAACATTCCAACTAATTATTTTGTTGCCTGTTAACACTTCAGAAGTATCAAACTCTAGGTCGAACGCAGCACCGGAGGACCTAATGCTGAATCCAGTCAAACTATCAGCTGTCCCACCATTTATATCTGGGGCAGTTATTGTTTTTTGAGTTAAGGTTTCTGCTCCATCTAGTGTTACTAGTGTGCCAGTGGTAGGAAGTGTTACATCGGTTGCCGCTGAAGTAGTCAACGTCACCGAGTCATCGCCCACAGTAATAAGATCACCGGAGATAGTTAGATCTCCTTTCATGTCTATCGCTCTAGCAGCGTTGTTGATATCTATCGTGACTATTCGATCAGCAGACATGACCGATGCGTCAGAGTCTGCTTGAATGACTAAGTTATACGCTGGAGTTGTTTGGTCTTGAACCTTCACCTGCTCAACCATTTGAGACTCACCACCAAAGAATACTGAATTAGTATCATAGGCAATGAAACCTGTTATCGCTCCAACATCCGATCCATTCAAAAATAGACCTGACGAAAATGTTCCATCCGCTTTTATGTTTAAATATATTCGTTCTAACGCAGCAGCAATTTCGATTGCATAGGTAGGAGTTCCAGTCCCTTGTGTTATCTTGATGTTTTCTAAGGTAACACCTGTCGCACTTATTTTGATTACCGCACCAGTTGCAAGGTTATCACCTTGAATATCAACACCCTCACCTTGACCTATTATAGTTAAGGCCTTGGTTATGTCTATTTGTGCGGCAGGCTCATATGTATTTTCTAATATATATATTCTATCGTTAGCTGATACTGCTGCGATCGCAGTTGCAATGTCTGAATGCGTAGCGATACCAGCTGTAACGTTTGCAGCAGATCCAACGATGGCGTCATATGTTGCTGATTGACTTGTAGTTGGTGATGCGTTGATTGCAGTGGTTACATCATTCGCCCATGAAGTCACTTCACCATATAAATCAGAATCTCCCCGTTGAGGGAAAGTTCTCGCCGTCCCTGATCTGATAGTCATACTAATTGACATACTCATTCCCTCTAAGAGAAGAGGGGGGTGTCCCCCCCTTAAGTTACTATGAAGTAGCGTTTACAATGCCACTTATAATACGTCCCTGACATCTCATGTCAGTAAACACTGAAGTATTCCAGTACAAACGTGTTTCTATCAGGTTGTTATCCCAAAAGCTTTTTATCTCTTGGTTCTTATAATTTCTTATAAGCTCAGCATACCTTTTCACCCTTCTCAGGGGCCGGGGACTCGTGGAGGGGTTATATTCTATTTCTAGGTTCACCCTCTATGCGTTGCGCGTGTCAGAGATGTTAACTTCTGACTTCCGCTCGGATTCCCTTACCATTTCTCCGGCTTAGGGTTCCCGTTTTTTCCCCAGTTCT